TTTTCCAAATCCACTAGATCCTTGTAATACATTTTTAAATACAAGATCTAATATTGATTCTACAGAATCTGTTGTTAATGCATCATCTTCTGCTAGCATTGTTATTAACTGTGTATATCTACTAGTATGTCCACTATTCCAACCACCAACCATATATTTTTCAAAATCTTGTCTTAATGTTTTAAAACCAACTTGATTCCAAGTTTTGATATGTTTAAGGTTTTCTAAGTAATGAAAGAATAATAAACCCAAATATGTTTTGCTTTTTTGGATATTACAATTGGCCATCATAGTCATACCCATAACTATATCATCATTATTTACACTTTGTAACATTTGAACTATTTTATCATATTCTTCAACATTAATAGTAATAGAATCTTCTGAGGCAGCTTCATTTACATATGTATCCAAGACTCTTTTACTTGAATTATTACATAAATATTCATAATTTTCTATATGTTTTTCTTGAACATAGTTTAGATGATTAGTTTCAAGCTTATCTAATTCTTCTTCAAAATCTGCTATCTGTGTACCTTGAATATGATCTGCATTATAATAAGAATTACATAAATCAAAAACTATACAACTATCTTGTAATGTTAGGTCATCAAATATTTTCCATAAATCTTTACGTATTGGTTCATCAAATAAATGTTTGTACTTATCAAATATAACTTTGAAAGATGATACTGATGATAGTGATACACCATAGTGATTACTTATAAAAGCTGTAAAAGTTTTTTCTGATACAATTTCTAAATCAGCTTTAGATTTATCTCTAATGACTTTGATATTATATTTATCTTTTAGACAACTTAATTTATCTCTTGATAATGTAATCTTTGGATGTCTGTATACAGTAGATATAGTAGTCCAATCAACATCATTATTTACAGAAGCAGCTATCTCTTCATTTGTCATTGTATCTATATGATAACCATCTGAAATAAATAATCCTTTTGATATAGTAAAATGATTAGTTGTTAAAGGAAAACTTTGTTTAACATCATCTTCTTCTATACGGTTACTATGAAAATCTATTATTATTATTTTGTCATTTTGTTTAATCTGTGTTTTCATCTGGTAATTTTATATAGTTATTATCTTTTGTTTTTAATAATTTTCTGTATTCAGGTTTAACCTGTACAGTGAATGTATACATTTCTCTATTATGTATACTTATTTCTTGTCTACATATAGGTTCAAAGTATTTAAATACTTTACTATTTAATTTTCCATCTTTTTCAAAATGTAATATTGCTTCTTCAGCATTCATATGTTTTAAGTTATATATGTCTGCTTGTTCCCACCACCAATTTACATCTTTGTTTCTTGTATAATGATGAGAATAATTATCAATTGCTTGAGCTAATTCCCATAATAATTCAGGTTCTTGATTAAAATCAATAGTTGGTAATATTGATGATGCCATAGTTCTATCTTCTGAAGTTTGCATCATAGCTTTTAAATCACTCACTAATTGAGGGGTAAGAATTTGTTTATTAGCTGAGGACCCTAATACTGTTTCAACATTTATTACATGCATATTTCCTTGATCTATTTTATGAGCAAGGTTTAATGCTAATCCCGTTATAAGATATAAATCATATGGAACTGATTCTGTCTCCTGATTATATGATGGATAATTAACTTTTATTCTATCATCATATAATATAGGATACTTAATTGTTTTTGATAATGCATTAATTGAATTACAATAATAATAATTATTTAATTTAAACATTGAGCAAGTTGTCTTTAAACTTTCACCATGAGTAAAAAATTCAGAATAATTATTATGTGTAATTATACAATCTGCTTGTTCATAATCATTGGTAACAAAAATCTTATGTTCTTTAAGAGCTGTTTTAATTCTATCTGCAGAGACATTACATAAAGGAAGTACAAATGCTTTCTTAACTTTAGTTAGATCATTTGTTGTCTCTTGATCTAATAGATCTTGAATTTTTTCATATATAATTTCTGATTCTGTTCCTAATACTGTTCCTATTTCTTTACACATAGAGTTCATCCATATACCGTAGGATCTCTCATCTTCTATATTGAAATAAGAAACAGCTCCAGGATCTATGTCCTGGAATACTGTTTTCTTAGCCATTTTATTTTACCGTCATTTTAATTATTTCTGGATTCATCATCATCTTATTGAATTTAGCTTTATTCCCATTAAAGATAGTTCTTACAATTAAGTATTTTAAATCATTAGTGAAATGATCTGCTGTACATAACATAATTAATCTATCAGTAATTTTCTGATTTATTGTATTCTCCTGTGAATATACAATAGAGTAGTTAGATAATCTTGTTGCTAGAGTTGACGCAATGTCTGCTCTATAATCATCTCCTTTCCCAACACATGTTGTTAGTTCACCCTTTATATATGCTTCATCAGGATGAGTTAATAATTCTTTTGGATGAACTAATTTATCTAACTTATTGTTAATGAATGTAGTAAACATAGATGCAAATTCATCACCTACACTACCTTCACCAATCATTTGTATAAGAGAAAGATTATCTCCAAAAGATTCAAAGCTAGATATAGCATTAAAGAACGTTGATATAGATCTTGCATTAGTTTCTTGTGTTACTAATTCAGGATGTAATAATAAAAAGTTAATACATCTACTGTCTAAGCCTGTTGATTCTGCCCACTTAGCCCATACATCTACATCAAATTTAAGATTTGCTGTAATATATCTAGTCTTTTGTGCTGAGTCAATACTATTAACCATATAATCACCATTGTCAGGATTAGCAGTTAATATAATATGCCAGTCTGGAGGTAATGTCCAAGAGATATAAGTTTGACGGTCAACTAATTCCATACATGCTTGAATAAATCTTACATCAGCACGATTCCAGTCATCTAATAATAATATACCACCTTGTTTCTTATCAGCAATCCATTCAGGTGCACAGTAAGACATTCTATTCTTACCAGTCATCTTGTATCCATTTTTCAAATAATCAGATACAGCTAACTCATCAACCCATTGACCAACTTTCTTTGTTACTGTTGTCATTTTTGCTAGGTCTTCTCCTCTTTGTGTACTTCTATATTCTAAGTCATCCTGTTCAGGAGTTACATTAACTTGCTTTTCTTTATACATTTGAAATTGTCTTACAGGAAATCCTACTAGATCTCCTAACTCTTCTATTTGTGCTAAGTTTAACTTAACGAAATCCAACTTATGTTTTTTTGCCATTTGCATTACTGCAGATGTCTTACCAATCCCTGACTCACCTACTACTTCTATTGCAACAGGTAATTTATTTTGTTTTTGTAAGAATCTATTATTCTCAATGATATGTCCCACAAAAGAATCTAGTTCTTCAATGTTTAAGTTTACTTCTTGTGCCATAATTTTCTTTTTTTATTTATTTAATTAAGTTGAATTTTTTGTCCAGGTAAGTCTTCATTAATATTACTTACGGAACTATGTACCCATAATGCATTCTTTGGGCAATCTTCTGGAGTATGTGCTTCTCCATCTGTTAAATATATTAGAGCTGTGTATGTTCCTTTCTTTTCATTATAATGATCTACAACTGGTTGAAAGTCAGTACCACCTCTACCTTTTATGTCCCAATCTTTTTTAGGATTGAATACTTCTATACTACCTATCTGTGTATCACATTGAGCTACAGTGATTTGATGACCCGTCTTATGCATATGACATATCTCATTCATAAATTCTTTAAGTTCATCAGTTGATACTGAGCCAGATGTATCTACACCCACAAGAATATGGTTTTTAAATTTAATTTTAATGCCAGGGTTAGCAGCATAACGTTTATTATATTTACGTCTAAGTTTCTTAGTATAACTAATACTAGAATTACCAACAAATCTTCTTAGATATTGTTTCCAAGGAAATGAAGGTGGTTCAATAACTCTTAGTCTCTCTAATATTTCATATAATTCACCAGGTATACTACCACAACTTTTTTGAGTTTGAGTTTCAGTTTCTTTTAACTGATGTTCAATTTGTTTTTGTACTAATTTCTTATCAGCTTCAGATAACTCATCAAATTCTTTCCATGTAGGGTGATCATATTTACTATTACCATCCATTTGAGATAATATATTTCCAACTATTGGACAAGGATTAGGACCTGTTTGATTACATTCAAGTAAATCATAATAGACTTTTGTACCTGCTTTCTTTGGTAAATTTAAATCAGGGAAAGTTTCAAGAAACAATGCGCCTTCAGGTAGAAAATCTCTATCTATATATTGATTAATCTCTAGATCTGCAGCTATATTAAATAACTTATGATCTGCATACATGTCTCTTAACAATAAATGTCCAAAAGATATATGTAACAATTCATGTTTTAATATTCCAATTCTTTGATCTTCAGTTAGTTGCATGTAAAAATCAGGATTAACACTTAATTGTATTCCTATACCATTTTTACTTACACCTGCTGTGGGTAAATCTTTTCTTATCTTTTTATTTAATCCAATTAAAAAGAAGCCATAAAAAGCTTCTTTCAACATGAGGGTCTTTCCAGCCCTGGATAATGCATCTTGTACCATAATTTTTATTTTATTAGTTTAATTTTTATGGGATCTATGTATTCTTGTATGTCCCGAATGAATGGTTTATTCAATATAATGTGTTCAAATTCTTTTGTTAATAGTTCTCTCTCAAGATCTGTAATATTATCCCAATCAATTCTTTCTAGTATTTCATCCCATGGTCTGGGTTTCTCTGGAAGTAATTTAATTTCTACATTAACTCTATTATCAAAATATACACCTTTAACAAGTAATAAGGTTAACAACTTAGAAGGTTTCATATTTTGCCATGATTCTACAGCTACTTCTAGATCTTCAGGGTTGCTTGATTCAATCATTAACTTTACATTCTCATATATTTCTCTGGTGATTTTAATCTTTTCTTTTTTTATTTTCTTCATTTATTTCTATTGTTACTCCAGGTTTTTCTTTATTGTATTCATATGGTTTGAATGATGGTATTATAAATTCACAATTGTCATCTTCAATCCAACCATGTTTAACCATATCATCTTGTACAGTTTGTGCAGGATTTAAGTAATCAAATTTGTGCCGTGTTCCTCTAAAAAATTTAAAGGTTACTGACACAGGTAGTTCATACTTATTAAACTCTTTAAGGAAACTTGCAGTTTTGCTTTTATATATTTTAGCAGTTTCTTTTCTATATTTCATAACAGTTTTACTTGCTATAAAGAATTTTCCAGTCCAGCGTCTACTATTTTTAGAACTTGGTACATTACCAGGGATCCACCATTTCATATTGAATTTTTTATTAATTTAAATAATTTAGGTTCTACTGCAGTGAATCCATATTTAGCAACAGCATCTGATAAATCTTTTTCTGACTTAAGATAGATAGGATTTATGTTATGTGCTTTTTTATACTTAGACATTGCATCATGTCCGGCTTGGTCATTATCTAATAATGTTAGAACTTTCTTATATTTAGATTTAAGATTCTCTATTATATATGGTTTTATCATAGTGTTTTCTGAGTCAGGAGCAATAACTTCTAAACCAAAGTCAAATGATTTAAGGCACATTGCATCCTTAAGTGATGAACATATTACAAGATAATCTTTATCATACTTCAATTGATCAAAGCCTTGGAGATGGGAAGCAATCTTTATGAACTTGTGCTTCTTTTGCATAGGTTGATATATTTTATAACATTTTGTACGTGTTTTATCATAAAAACCATACATCATATTATTTTCTATAACTAACTTATTTACACCTTCATCTGTACTCTTAACCATAGTATAATATTCAAGAGGAAGTACATTATATTCTTTTAATAAAGAACTTCCTATATTATATTGTAACCAATATTGTTGATCTTGTTCATTGAAACCAACTTCCATTTCAATATGATCTATTTTATATTTAGCTACAGGTTTATACTCATCTTTATTATCTTCCCAAAAGTTTCCAGATAATATGTGTGCATTATAATCTTCTGTAATTCTAAATAAAGCTTCAGAGTAAGTTAGATTAAATAATTCTTGAACTATATCAACTTTACTTCCTTGTTTACCTGTAGAGAAATCTTTATACTTATACTCCATAGATGAAGGATCAAGATAGATAAACATACTTGGAGTTCTTTCTGAAGGATTAAAGACAGATGTAATCTGTAAATCCTGACCTGTTAATTTTTCTGGAAGAGTTAGGTAATGTTGAAATACCCATCCACTTCTTATTTCATTTTGATGACTTATAAAATTCTTTGTACTTATCATAATTTAATTTAGTTACAGGGAGGCCTAGTTCTTATGGCTTCGCAAGTGCATTAGAAAAGTTTAATGTTGTTAGTACCACGTCTGGATTTATGCCTCTTAATCAACAACCTTTGTAACTATAATTAAAATAAGGGAGGACCCTGTGAACTGAGGACATTGTGTCCATATAATTGTTTCCAGACCTGCTTAGTATTAGGACCCTCCTTTATTTATTAAATATTATAATTCAAAATCTGATGAACCTGTAGTTGCTTTCTGAACTTCTTTTGAAGTAACTTGACCATTTGATTCAGCCTTTTTAACTATAGGTTTTACATGTGTAGCATTATCAAAAGTGATTAATCTAGAGTTCTCAGTATTTAATGCTTCCATAGGTACACCATTTCTAGATAACTTAGGAAGATATAAATCATTATTGATATATCCTTCCTTGTTTTCCCATTCACGGCTAGCTAAACAAACATTAAAGAAGTTACTATTAGAGAATAATTTATTACACTCAGTTATAAATACTTCAATTGTATCCGCTTCAATAGAATCTAATTCATCTCTTTTTCCTAATACTTCTCCTAGGAAGATCATACCTTTTAGAATCTCTTGATCTCTATTAATCTCTCTACCACTAGGTAATGTAGTATCTTTATATGGGAATGGTCCCATTCTAACTCTACCAATTTGACCTTCATATCTACCTTCAGATTCATTATCTTTATTTTTAAAGAATCCTTCAAATTCTCCTTCTACTGGTTGAGTTTCTACATGTAAATTTACATTCCATGCTTCTGAATCATAAGGTGTTTGATCTAGAGTAACAGAATTAATTCTAATCTCAGTGTTTCCTGGACCCATTAAGGGTCTTGCTTTGCCGCTCCCAACGGACATGTCTTTAGTGTTTAACATAACTTTTTTTTATTATTAATTAATTGATTATTTTTCATACTCTACTATACAGTTCTTTACTAACTGTAGGTCATTTGCTATAAAAGGAAGTGAAAACATTTTCATTGGTGTTTTACATGTATTCTCCCCATTGTTGACAGTATCAAATCCATATTCTAAATTGTTTGGATATTCATCTTCTGTCTTTTTTACTCTACCAAATAGCACGATAGAGAACAATCCTTCCAAAGTTAAAGTATTATCTATCATCTTACCAATAGTTTTAGCTTTAACTTTTCTATGTCCATTTACATCTGTTGTTTCTTCTGAGTGAGTCAAGAAAAATATAGTTAAGTCTTCTCTCATATCTTTAGGCATCTTAGCAACCTGTGCTAAGTTAGCTGCAATCTGAGTAAACTTATCATATCCTTTTTCATTAGCTCTATCAAAGTATTCAAAACTGGACATATATTGCCAGTCATCTATAATTAAAGTAGTTATATGCGGCATCTTATCATTAACATGTTGCATTGCTTTAATTATACCTGGTGCTGAAGAAGCTGAGGTCATGTTACCTTTTGCATTCTCTTTAGAAATCATGGTATAATTTTTCTTCCAACCTTGAAAAGGTAGAGGTTTGTTTGCAATGTTAATTATAAATGTTTCTTTAGGATCTAATGTCCTAATTGCTGTGGACTTTCCTGTCCCGGAGTCTGCTATGACTAATACGCTTTGTGCCATTTTATTTAGTTTTATTTGAGCTGATTACTATTTCTATTCGGTTCATATCTATTGTTTTAGTTCCTTGGTCCAGTATCAGGTGATAATCCTCCTGTTCTTGTTTTATCATCATAAGGATCATTATATTTACCATCCCATGATCTTTCTAACCATATCTCTGCAAAACGTATCAATTGTTCTTCAGTATACTCTTGTTTACCTCCTGGGTCAAACACCGTGTCCCATTCATTTAATTCATCTGAGTGTAAAAACTCTTTTGCTGTAATAGGGGTTTCTACCCCTTCTTGTGTAATGTTTGCCATTTTATTTCAATTTTTGATTAATACTTAGTAATGCT